CGGCCGATATTCGCGCGTACAAAATTTTGAAGGATTCGGCGAAGGTTTACAAAACAATAATCATTCACGATACGATCATAATTAAAGAGAAAACAAATTTTTGGGGTCGCAAAAGAGTTACAACCGATTCCATGCAATCCATTGATTCAACCGAATATGAAAAAAATAATTGAATTTTTTGCCGGGTTCGTTTCCGAAAACGGCCAGGCATCATCAAAAAGATTGGTCGGGGTTGCATGCGCAGCGTTCCTTTGTTGGACATTATATGCCAACCATACAGAACAAACGGAACCTTCTGAAGCGTTGGTTTATTCGGTGGCATCCCTGGCGTTCGCCGCGTTGGGTTTAACATCGGCCGAAAAAATATTCAAACGCGATGAAAATAAAGATTGATCCGATTAACATCATTTTATCTTTGTTAATTTTGATCCTTTTGATCTTATGGGCGACGTCATGCAATCCGGTGAAACAAGTTTTGAGGGACAAACAAAAGTTGGATCAGGTCGCCGAACAAGTGGTCCGGATGGGTTATTGCGCCAATGATACGACATTCATAACATCGTCCGATACGACAATTCAAATCGATACATTGGTCCAGGTCGATACGGCCGTTCAATATGAAATGATCAACGACACGATATTTGTCACCAAATGGAAAACACGGGACATCCTTAAATCCGTAATTATTCACGACACCTTGAAATCCGTTGTTGTGGACAATTCCCGTTTAAAATTGATTTCAGCCGATTTGGCGGTGGCAAATGCTGAATTGAAAGAATGGAAAGGAAAGGCCAGGGATCGCGGAATAATGCTAATTTTATGCCTATTGACGGCATCAATTTTGATTTACTTAAAATCTAAAAAATGAAAGATCAAAAGACGATCGACAGAATAAAACTTTTGCATCCTAAAGTGAGGGACGAAGCCGCGCAAATTTATGACGAAATATGTGCGGCCTTAACAGGTCGGGCAATGTGCCGATTCGGATTCACATTGCGCACATTTGCGGAGCAAAACGAAATATATGCGCAAGGCCGGACAAAGCCGGGCCATATAGTTACAAAAGCAAAGGGCGGTTTGTCGATGCACAATTACGGCCTGGCAATTGACATTGTTTTGATCATCGACGGCAAAACCGCATCATGGGATGTGAAAGGCGATTTCGACGGCGATGGGAAATCCGATTGGATGGAAGTCGTGACGATCTTCAAACAATATGGTTGGGAATGGGGCGGCGATTGGAAATTCTACGATGCACCGCATTTCCAAAAAACATTCGGATATTCGGTCCGGCAATTGTTGGCACTACATGAAGCCGGAAAGGTAGACGATCACGGGTTCGTCAAAATTTAATCGGCAAAAACTTGTAAGTTTTCACATGATGTTTTTTCATGTTCCGGACCAAATATGATTCAGCGATCAATCGTTCCGCGAATGAATAGAAAACGCATGCGTTGAAATGGGTATTGATTCCAATAATCTTCTCGTCCATTATTTCCAGATAGTTGAAATAAGCTGATTTTCCATTTTCCATTTCGCAAAGGATTGCCCAATATTCAATCAACATAGGTTTTGTCTGGATTTTCATTACGGGTTTTTTTGTACGCATAACGTGGATAAAATTTATTAAATGATTGTTCATGAAGCCAAACGCCGGCAATTTCAAAAAACCATTTACCGCCATGGAATTTCCAATGTGCGTTTTTTCTCATTTCATTTTTGGCAATATATTTCGCGATCGATGTAGTTATTTTCATTTTTTGAATAGTCGTTTTAAGGCCCAATAAATTTCGTTTGTTAAATAGAGGCAAAGCGCGATCGGTAGTCCGATCAAAAAAAACGCCAGGATTTGAATGATCCATTTTATTGTTTCCATATTCCAATGATTAAGATGATTATGAATCCGGTAATAACGCCGAAGATGAATCCGTGTTGAAAATCTTTATTTTTCATGAATAATAAATTCTATTTTTTTACCTTTGATAAGATCTTCTATTACTAATTCTAGTTGATCTCTTTGTTTTGGATTAAGCAATGAAATACGTTCTATTATAGCTTGATAAGCAAGTGGATCTGAATTCATTTCATATCTTATTCCTTCTCTGACTTGTTCAGAAAAGTATGGAAAAGTAAGAATGTCTCTTAAAATCCATTTTACTTTAGCAGAATATATTTTAAATAATGAACCTCCTCTAGATGATGGAGATGATCTTACAAAATCATCCATGTATTCTGTAGCTATTCTTAAATGATGAATTGCAGTAATTACATTTGATCCCATGATTCTATTTCGTTTTCAGGTAAAATTACTGATTTTATATATCCTGCGGCCCTAAATCCTTCGACGCAATCTTTTAAGATCGCGACGGCTTGACCTGAATAAATCATTGCATCAATTAATTCACCTAACAATTTATGGCGTTCCATTGTATTCATTTCGGGCCATTTAGGCAAAGACATCTCGGACATATTGTTTGTTGTTTTATGTTTGTAATAGTGTAAATAGACCGACAAAGTCGGCATTTGATATAAACAAAAATGAATTTAGCCATAATATTCAATAATTGTTTTTGCCAATTTTATAGCATCTGGTATTGATATTTTGACAGAAGTTATAGATTCAAAATCACTGTCACCAAATACAATTGCAGAATCAAATGTATTCATAACAATACACATATTTTTAACTGATTCATCAGAAGCTGATTTTGTATCGACTGAAAAAATTAATTTATTCATTTTACCATGGTTTACCGGCTTTGTCCATCAATTTCAATCGATAGGATTCTAGCCAAATTAAAAAATTGAAAATCTTTTTCATAATCTTTATTTGATTTTTCCGGGATGAAATTACCAAATTTTTCTATTTGCCAGGTCTCGTATGGCGTTAAAGGCAATAAGGGTCCTGGATTTGTCCGACGATCCATAGAAGAATCAAGATAATTCCCCATACGATGATTGTTTTTGTTTTCATGATTTATGATGCTTATAATGTAGATTCAACATGTTTCTGATTTCTAAATAATCTAATGGATAAGAATCAATATCTAACGTGTGTGATCTTCCACTAGTTCTGGCTTCAAATTGATTAAGTTCATCATCCCACTCGATAGAAACAAAACCCGCTGATCTAATACGACCTAATCCAATAGCTACATCGGCATGGTTAATACTTGTAGGGAATATAACTGGGCCATTGATAGTTATAATATACTTCATCATGTTCATATTAATACAATTTATGATTTACTATTTTACAATTTATATTAAACCAAAAAGATGCGCCTTGCTTTGTACAGCTAAAATCAAATCCATTAAGAACGAAATCACTTGGATCTGTAGTTGTTTCAATTAAAAGTTTAAGATAACTTTCACCCATTTGATTTTGTATTGTATTAATAAGCAATAAAAAATCTTCTGCTGATAAAATTTCTGATAATTTACTAATGGCTTTCATTGTGCTTTGTTTTTGATTGTGATTAAATGAGGTGTAGGATGCCTCGCCCCGTGTATTTATTTAAAAGTTATAATCATAGAATTTTTTTGGTCCATCTGACATACGGAACTTTCCATTTCCCCATCCTTTTTTTCCTTTACGTATTCTTATTATTGGTCGAGATGGATCAGATGTATATTTGTATGCTTGATTGTAATTATCCGCACAGTGCGCAGCAAAACCACCTACATGAAATTCTTTTGGAAAAAGAATTTGTTCTGTTGCCATTTCACGTATTTCAACACAGTTTGGGCTTATTATACGAACCACCTCGTAAGGATCTACATCTGACCAACCATACTCATTACAAAATGGACGAATTTTTGTTGAATGATGAAATCCATTTAAAAACGATTTTAAACGATTAGTTATTTTTGACATTTTTTCAACTACTTCGCGAACCTCTTCACGATCTTTATCGGCAATAAATTCAAACCACCGATCTGTTGAAATCTCTTCTGTACTGAAGGTTTTTTTGTACATTGTTTTGATTGACTTGTTCATGATTTTTTTGTTTTAGTTGTTATTGATAGAGCTAAAGTAGGCAAACCTTCTTAAATAAAAAAATATTTTTTAAAATAAATATATTTTTTTTTATAAAATATTTATATTATATTTGCAGAAATCAAAAACAAAAAGAATGGAAAAACAAAAACCTGGTAGAAAAAAAATACCTGATGACCAAAAAGTAAAAATGGTTAGTGCTTATATAAATGATAAGCAAAAAAAAGCCATATTAAAAAAATATGGTAGTTTAACTGCTGCAATAAAAGAGGTAATAATTCCTAAATTATAAATCAAAAACCCACAACATGAATCAATTACAGTTAAAAAAAGCGACAAGAAAAAAAGTAAAACTAAGATTAAATCTATCTGCCCCTTCAGGCGCCGGTAAAACTTATGGCGCTCTACTATTAGCAAAAGGTCTAGTAGGATCATGGGATAAAATTGCAGTTATAGATACAGAAAACGGATCGGCATCATTATATGAGCATTTAGGTAATTTTAATGTTATAGATTTAGTTCCTCCATTTTCGCCTGAAAGATACATAGAAGCGATAGACGCTTGTGTTTCAGGAGGAATGGAAGTAATAATCATTGATTCGTCATCACATGAATGGTCAGGTCCTGGCGGTTGTCTTGAAATTAATGAAAAACTTGCTCAAGCCAAATACCGCAGAAATACTTGGTCAGCGTGGAATGAGACTACACCAAGACATGACGCTTTTGTTCAAAAAGTTTTGCATTGTGATGCACATGTAATTACATGTACAAGATCAAAAATGGAAACTATTATGGGTGAAGATAAAAAAATAAAGAAAGTTGGAATGAAAGATATTCAAAGAGACGGTTGGGAATATGAATTAACCGTATCTTTGAGTATTGATAGAGATACTCACATGACTGTTGCGTCAAAAGATAGAACAGAATTATTCGAAGGAAAAGAACCGTTTTTAATTTCTGAAGAAACTGGAACACTTATAAAAGAATGGTGCGACAAAGGAGTTGTACCAGAAAAACCTAAAGAAATAGATTATTTTTCTTTACTTGATGATTGTAAAACAAAAGATGAATTATCTAATGTTTGGAAATCATTACCTTCACATATTAGATCTCTTCAAGAAATAATTGATTTCACAAAAATAAAAGCATCTAGTTTAGAACAAAAATTTGAAACATATCAAAAGGTTGAACTATGAATTTAAAACAGGTTAATATAATAGATAAACCATTATCTAAAACTGATATATCTGACATTGTTGATCATATATCTGATTTAGTAAATAATGGAGTTTACAATAGTATACATGTTGCAATTATCATGAACAGTATTGAATATTTAACTAAATCAGTTAAAGAAAAAATTCAAAATGACGTCATAAACGAATTGTATAAATATCCTAAAAATAAAGCTGAAATACATGGTGCTACAGTTTCTACAATGGATTCAGTAAAATACGACTATTCTAATTTACCGGGTTGGCAAGAATTAGAAGATCAAATAGTGGTATTGAGAGAAAAACAAAAAGAAATAGAGGAGCATGAAAAAAAATATCATAGAGGAGATCTTCCAATAAAATCAGCAACATCCACATTTAAAGTTCAACTAGCAAAATAACAAAACCGCCGGTTGACGGGTAAAATCAACCAACAATTATCATGGCAACAAATATAGCTGTAAAACTAGATGTTACAAAAATCGACAAATTGAAACTTTACAAAGGTGAAAAAGGCACCTATTTAGACGCCGTTATTATTATGAAAGACGAACCAGATCAATATAATAATATTGGCATGATAGTTCAAAGCGTTACTAAAGAAGAAAGAGATCAAGGGATTAGAGGTGCAATACTTGGAAATGTTAGATATATTCAAAAACAAGTTCAAGAACAACCTAAAGCTGATTTTGATGATCTTCCATTTTAAAAAAAAATATCATGAATATTTTAGAAAGAGCAACTAAAATAGTATATGATCGCGCTGAAGAAAAAGAAAGACAATATGGCCCATTCATTGACGGCATGAAAAGAGCAGCAAGTATTTATTCTGGAATGACAGGAAAAGACGCGTCAGCAGATGATATGTATAAAGCTTTAATAGCTTTAAAATTATCTAGACAATCTTATAGTCATAAAGAAGATAATATTTTAGATGCGATCGCATATTTGGCCTCTTTAAATGATTTTTTAAATCAAAACAAAGAAAATGAAAAAATATAACACAACGGATTTAGATCCAGTATCTACATTTGAAAGACACGTATTTCATAGAGATCAATTCGCGCATTATTTAAGATGGACCCACATTTTAAAAGAAGCTACAATAGGTGAAACTATAGTAGACTTTGGATGTGGCAAAGGCAATTTGCTAGAAGTTTTTTATAGAAATAAATTCAAGTGTAAAAAATTTATTGGAATAGATATTAGAAAGCAAACAATTGATCAAGCGAAAGAAAAATTTAAACCAGTAGAATGGGCCGAATTTATTGCTGATGATCTTATCTTTCCTAAAGAAGATTATACTAAATTTCAAGCAGATAAAGTTTGCACGTTTGAAGTTGCCGAGCATGTTGGCAAACAAAACATTGATCAATTTTTGATAAATTTCAAATCATGCGGGAATTCAAATGCAACTTACTACTTATCAACGCCAAACTTCGATGAGAAAGTAGGTGCCGCCGGAAATCACACGTATGATTCTGGAGATGGTAGAGGTATTGCTATTCAAGAATTTGGTCATCAAGAACTTCAAGATCACATTGAAAAGTACTTTGTAATACAAAGAAAGTTTGGAACATTTGCATCCATAAGAGATTACAAACCTCTAATGAATGAATGGCAAATGAAAATGTTTGAAACATTAAAAGAATATTACGACAGCAATTTGCTTAGTAACTTGATGGCGCCTATGTTCCCTGAACATTCTAGAAACACGCTTTGGGTTTTAAAACAAAAATAAAATAATAAAAATGGAAAACTTAAATTTTGAGCAAGGTCAAACAGTTACATTTAAGAATAAAAAGAAAGAAATATTAGTTGGCACTTTTGTCAAAGAATATTTATATAAAAAAACAAATCAAGTTTTTTATATTTTAAATGTTTCTGGTAAAAAAAGATTGGTAACAAAAAATCAAATTTGCAATGAGACTATTTAATGAATTTGAACCAATAAGAGAATGGGCAAAACAAAGAGGTATTTATGAAAAAGGTGATCCTAAAACACAGACTTTGAAACTACAAGAAGAAGTTGGCGAATTAGCAAAAGCTATTTTATCAAATGATAAATACGAAATAAGTGACGCCATTGGAGATTGCGTTGTAGTATTAACAAATTTGGCTGAATTATCTGGTTTAAGAATTGAAACTTGCGTGAATTCAGCTTACAATGTTATATCTAAAAGAAAAGGATCAATGATCAATGGAACATTCGTTAAAGATTAAGTTCTATTTATCTATCGCAAAAGAAGTTAGTAAAGCTTCTTATTGTAAGAGATCAAAAGTGGGTGCTATTATAGTAAAAGATGATAATATCATTTCGTTTGGTTATAATGGCACCCCTTCTGGTTTCGACAATGTTTGTGAAATAGACGACGTCACAATAAAAGAAGTATTACATGCAGAATCTAATGCTATAACAAAATGCGCAAAATCTTTTTATAGTTCAAATGACGCGATCATGTTTTGTACTCTTTCACCATGCTTTGACTGCGCTAAACTTATTGTACAATCAGGAATAAAGCAAGTCTATTTTATAGATAAATATCGAGATGAATCAGGATTAGAACTTTTAAAAAAATTAAATGTATACACAGAGCAAATTCAAATCAGCGACTGAAGCTTTTGAATATTATTATTTTTTAATAAATCATCTTGGATTAAAAAGCAATAATACAAAAATGATTTATAATACTGGTTTTTTAATAGAAAATCCAATGGATAATGATATTAAAACGCCATGGAGAAAATTTAATAAATCATATGCGGAATATGAATTCAATTGGTATTTATCACAAAACAGATCAGTTAGAGACATAAAAAAGATTGCTAAAATATGGGACACAATGCATTCAGGTGATGACATAGTAAATAGTAATTATGGTTGGCAATGGAACAGAAATAATCAATTGGATTATGTCATAAATGAATTAAAAAGAGATCCAACATCTAGAAGAGCTGTATTGACTATTTATGATGGTAAAGAACATGATCAATATAAATTTGATACCCCATGCACTCTTTCTATTGTTTTTTGTATAAATGATAATAAATTATGCATGACTGTAACAATGAGAAGCAATGATTTAGTATTTGGATTTTGCAATGATCAATATTGTTTTTCAAAATTGCAAAATATAGTAGCTAATGAATTAAAAAAAGAAATTGGATGGTATTATCATTTTGCTCAAAACCTACATATTTATGAAAAACATTTCAAATTACACGAAAGAGAAATATAAAAAAGCGCATGAAGAATGGTTTAAAATTCAATATCCAAATGCTTATAAAGATGGATTTTATTTAGAACCTAAATTTCCAAAAATAAATACCTCAAATGGATTAACTACTTTTATATGCAATTTCTTATCTTGGAAAGGTCATAGAGCGACTAGAATAAATGTATCAGGAAGACTTGTTGATACTATGGAAAAACAACCATCAGGGGTAAAAATTGGTGTAAAAAAATGGATTCCATCTAGTACTAGAAAAGGAACAGCTGATATATCTGCGACAATCAAAGGTAGATCTGTAATGATTGAAATAAAAGTAGGATCAGATAAGCCTAGAGAACATCAATTGCTAGAACAAATTAAAGAAAGAAAAGCTGGCGGCATTTATGAATTTATAAAAACGCCAGAAGAATTTTTTGATTTATACGATAGTATTTAATTTTACAAAGTCTGTAGCATAGACTATTAAATTTTTGGCCTCATTAGTTAGACTTGGATGCTACCCTTGTCAAAAACTTTTGAGGCCATTTCATTTTACCATGAAAGAATCATTTTATTTTTCTCATGATAGTAACGCCAGGAATGATGTAAAAATATTAAAACTAAGAAGAAATCTTGGTTTAGAAGGTTATGGAATATATTGGTGCATCATTGAGATATTAAGAGAATCACAAGATCATAAATTACCTAAAACTTGCATTGAAGATATATCTTATTCTTTAAATATAAGTACTGAAAAAGTGGAATCTGTGATCAATGATTATGATTTATTTGTTGTTGATAATGAAGTTTTTTATTCTGAAAGATTGATAAGAAGTATGGAACAGTATAAAGCTTTAAAAGAAAAAAAATCTCAATCTGGAAAAGAGGGAATGAAAAAAAGATGGTCTAAACCAAATCAACAAAATAAAATGATATTATGATAAGTCATGAATCAATAACTAAATTAAAGGAAATAGCTAAACTTACTGAAGTAGTACATGATTATATTAAATTAAAAAAATCAGGTTCTGAGTTTATTGCGTGTTGTCCTTTTCATAATGAAAAAACGCCTTCATTTAAAATTAGAAGATCAAATGATTTCTATAAATGTTTTGGATGTGGCAAGTCTGGAGATGTATTTTCATTTATTATAGAAATAGAGAATTGCAGTTTTCATGAAGCTGTAAAAAAAGTTGCAAATAAATACAATTTTGAACTTGATATAATAAGTAAAGATTATGTAAAACCAATCCATAGGATTGAAAAAATAAATCCCGCTTATATTAACTGGTTTGAAAAAAGAGGTATTTCAAATAATACTTTATTAAGATTTCAAATAACACAAGGAACAGAATGGATGCCAAAATCAAAAATGGAAGTTCCTGTAGTTTGTTTTAATTATTTTAAAAAAAATGAATTAGTAAATATAAAATTTAGAGGACCTGGTAAAGATTTTAAACTAGCAAAAGACGCTGAATTAATATTTTATAATATTGATGCCATAGAAGATAAAGAAGAAGTTGTAATAGTTGAAGGCGAAATAGATTGTCTAAGTATGTACGAGGCTGGTATTTACAATTGTATATCTGTCCCTAATGGAACAAGTCCAAAAGGGAATATGCAATTAAAATATTTGGACAACTGTTATGAGTATTTTGTAAATAAAAAGAAAATAGTTATTGCTACAGATAATGACAATGTCGGCAAATTATTGAAAGAGGAATTGTCTAGGAGATTAGGTAAGGAGATTTGCTATCAAATAGAGTACCCGATCGATTGTAAAGATTCAAATGATATATTAAATAAGTACGGAAAAGAAACTTTACGTAATCTAGTAGAAAACGCAAAACAGTTTCCGATAGAAGGTATTGTATCAAACGATGAGATAGAACAAGAGATATGGGATTACTATAAAAATGGTTATCCTAAAGGAATAGAAATAGGAATCCCAGGTTTAGATGATCATGTCAGGTTAATGGAAGGTCAAATAACAATAGTTACCGGTATTCCTGGATCTGGTAAAAGTGAGTTCACTGATTATATTATGTCTAAAACTTCTATAAATCATGATTGGAAATGGGCAATATGTTCATTTGAAAATACTCCACCAGTATTTCATGCCACTAAAATAATCGAGAAGTTATCTGGGCGCGCATTTGATTACAGAATTGATCCACTTAATAGAGTATCAGAATTTGAACTAGACATCACCATTGGTCACCTAAAGGAGAATTTTAATTTTATAAATACTACTGACACTGATATAACAATAGATGGTATATTATCTAAAACAACCGAACTTGTACTAAGGAAAGGAATAAAAGGATTGCTTATAGATCCTTGGAATTATATAGAACATAATATACCAAATGGATTCAGTGAGACGCAGTACGTAAGTGAATGTCTAACTAAAATAAAAAAAACAGCCCTTAAATTAGGCATTCATATTATCATAATTGCACATCCAACTAAATTGCAAAAAGATAAAACAACAGGTAAATATGAAGTACCTACATTATATTCAATATCAGGATCAGCACATTTTTTTAATAAAACAGACAATGGAATAACTGTTTACAGGGATTTTTCAAATAATCTGGTAACAATATACATTCAAAAGGTAAGATATTCTTGGCTTGGAAAAATCGGTTTTATAAACTTTAATTATAATACTTATACTAGGCAATATGAATACACTTTATAACACTGTTATAACACTGTTATAACAAATGTTTTTTTCTGTTATAACAAAATGATTTTTTAATAAAAAATAACAAAAACATAAATATTAAAATAAACGCAAATATGCAAAATATTATAAATCAATTAATTAATAACACTGTTATAACACTGTTATAACACATGGTGTGCATGTGTTATAACTATAAATAAAATATATACACGCGTTGTTCGCTAAGGCGAACACGCGTATGAAAAAATGATTAATTTTAATTGTGGAAACAAAAGAAATATTAGAGAAAATTTATAGATCAGATGAATTAAAAGAATGTGTTTCTAAAATAAGACCAGTAACTATTCAGCAAGATGTGCTTCAATGTACATTCACTGAGTTGCTGCTAAAAGATAAAGAAATTATTCTTGATCTTTATGCCAGAAACAAACTGATGGCCTATATAGCAAAAATGATATACAATATGGTAAGATGGGAAAGAGGATCTTTTAGATCATCAGAGACAAAAGAAATACTATTACAAGAACTTCCTGAAATAATTGATGAACAAAAAAATGAAATAATTGTTGTACCTTTACAAAAGATTCACTGGTATGAAGCTAAAATACTAGAATTGTATGCAGAACTTGGTACCTATAGAAAAGTGGCTGAAGTAACAGGAATCCCGCATATTTCAATTTATCACACAGTACAAAAAGCTAGAAAAAACATTAAAAAACATATAGACTTATGACAAATTTGCAATACCTCTATGACAGAGTACAATTAGGAATTGATGTACATCCATCAGATGCAGAATTAGATCAATTGGTTTTATTGGCTAATGAAATTAATTCAGAATTACAATGGACAGTAAAAGGATGTCAATCATGCGTAAATGAATTAGTTAAATTTGTTTTTGAAAATCAAAAAGTAAAAACAAAAAAATAAAATGCCTACAAAAAAAGGTTTAAAAAAATATATTGAATCACCATCAGTGCTTTGGGAACTATTTGAGGCATATTGTAAAGATGCTAAAAGTAAACCATTTGTAGTAGTTGATTGGGTAGGAGGAATGGGTACTCAAGTAGAAAGAAAAAAAGAACGACCATTAACAATGGAAGGTTTTGAAATTTTCTGTTGGGATAAAATAAGTCAACTTAAAGACTATTTTTCAAACAGAGATGGACGATATGAGGAATATGTACCTATCTGTTCACGCATAAAGCAATGTATAAGAGAGGATCAAATATCTGGTGGAATGACTGGTATTTATAATCCTTCAATTACGCAACGTTTGAACAACTTGGTTGAGAAAACGCAAACAGATTTGAAAGTCGAACAACCTTTGTTCCCAGAAAAATAATTGAATGGCATTCATTCGAACAACGGCGATCAATAAGATTTTGAAAATGCGCCGTTTCGTCCGTGGTATCCAAGGCGGAACATCGGCCGGCAAAACTTATGCGATTATCCCGATATTGATCGACATCGCCGCGAAAAATCCATTCAGCGAAATATCCATCGTCGCCGAATCAATACCACATTTGAAACGCGGCGCAATGAAGGATTTTAAAAAAATAATGTTCGAAACGGGACGTTGGTTCGATGATCGTTGGAACGCAACCGATTTCAAATATACATTTGCGAACGGATCACAAATCGAATTTTTCAGCGCGGACAATGACGCAAAGTTAAGGGGTGCTCGTCGCGATTGGTTGTATATGAATGAGTGCAACAACATGTCGTTTCATTCTTATACCGAATTGGCATCCCGGACCAAAAAAGGCGTTTTCCTGGATTGGAACCCGACTAACCCGTTTTGGTTTCATGACGAATTGATCAACGACGAGGACGTCGATTTCATTATCATCAATTACCAGGACAATGAAGCATGTCCGGAATCGGCGTTAAACTTTATTTTGAAGGCAAAGGAAAAGGCCGACGCTGGGTCCGCATTTTGGGGAAATTGGTTTCGGGTTTATGGGTTGGGTGAAATCGGTTCCTTGGACGGCGTCGTTTTCCAAAATTGGCAGCAATGTGAAAAGATACCGACCGAAGCAGAGTTCATCGCGTACGGCCTGGATTGGGGATTTACGAATGATCCAACGGCGTTGGTCGAGGTTTACAGGTTCAATGGCATGATCTACATTAACGAACTATTGTATCAAACCAAATTAACGAATTCCGAAATTGTGAACTACCTTAAACAATTCGGGATTAATTCAACCCGGTGCATTGTTGCGGATTCGGCGGAACCGAAATCCATTGCCGAATTGATGAACGCCGGGTTTTATGTCGAGGCCGCCCGAAAGGGTCCGGATTCGATCAAAGCATCAATTGACCGTTTGCAAGGTTACGAATTGCGCGTCACCAAAAATTCCCTTAATTTTATCAAAGAATTGAGGCAATACCGGTGGGCGAAGGATCGAGAGGGAAAAACATTGAATGCGCCCGAAGATGTATTAAATCACGCCATTGACGCCGTCCGGTACGTCGGATTGAATAAGTTGTCGCAATTCGAGGCGATCGGGGAATATTCATTCGCAGATGACGATTACTGATTTTTGTTTAGTTTGTTAGGATTTGACATAAACCCTGGTATTTCAATACTAGGGTTTTTTATAGAAACAAAATAAAATAAACGACCATATACGATATATGACATTGGCAGAATATCAACGGACCGCGGCATTGTATAACGATGAAAACGACGACATCGCGCAAATCGCGTGGATCATTATGGACATGTTCAACATGTCATATGACGAGGTCAATACAATGGACAAACGAACATTTTTAAGATATTCCAAAAAGATCGCGAACAAATTTCACAATATTGATAAAAAACCTTTTTGGTCATGGTTCCGGTTCGAAATCGACGCGACCAAAATAACATTGGGCCAATTCATCGAATGCCAACATTTTATGAAAGAGGGCGAAATTGACGCCATGCATTTGGTCGGCGCGTCGATATGGAAAGACAAACGCGATCACAAAACGAAATCCGAAATAT